CGATTCATGCACAAACAAAACCCACGCTTCATGCCTGACAGGTGGCTGCGGTATCTAGCCGGTCGGTGTGGGCCCGGCAGCGGTGAAATCAAGCAGTGATAATTGAGGGCCGATGGGTGCCGTTTGATAATGAGGCGGGCAAGATTTATAAGCCCTACAGTTTAAAACGGCATTGTAACAGCCACCGCGAAACAGAAAGTATTTGCAAGGGATGGAAATTTTGCCCCAATTGTATATGGGTGAAAGCCCCGGAGGTAAACGCATGATAACCAAAGACGATAGAACGCCGGACCAATTGCACACTCACACTTGGCTAGTTATTGGCACTGATGGATGGATGAGCGGATGGGGAGATGCTGCAGGCGGTACAAGTGTAGCGGCCTGGGCCTGCCATCCTGCAGATGCGAATAAGGTTTTAGGATGGGTAACGCATCGCGGCGACATGAAGCGCGTCCGCGAGGCCGACGAAACAAAAAGGAATTATATGCCGCCCAAAGGCACCGCGCATTTTCACGTGTATGCGGTAGGTGAAGGGCATCCGGCGTTGAAATAAAATTGGAGGTAAAAACGAATGGCTAAGAAAACGTGGATGGTTTATGCTTATGTTCCTGTTAACGTGCGGGTTAAAGCACCGACGGCTAAAAAAGCTGAAAAATTAGCGCTGAGTGCATTAAATTATACCCGGCCACTTGATTTAAGCACCGACGATGACGGAGTGGCTATGCATATTGATGATAGCACAGCGTCGAAATTAGAATCCGAGGTGAAAACGGCAGAGTTAGATAAAGATAGTGCTAATCTTGATTGCATAAGCTAGGAGGTAAACGCATGGAAAAGATATTAACAGGATGGCCGTCTGATTGTTGTAATCGATTGCGCGTACGATTAGGCACCAAAGAATTATGTCTATCGCGCAAGGAAGTTAAAAAAGGAGTCAATGATTTAAAAGCCTTGTTAAAATTGTATCCGTCGAGAATTTGACACAGGAGGTAAATGCATGAAATGCACGTGTGAAATAGTTTATAACCCGATATTGCACGAAGTTATCCAATATTGCCCAACACATAAAGTCGCATTCGATCTTTTGAGAGCCGCTAAAACTATGCTTGAGTATTTAAAATATAAAGAGACAGAAGGATCAATGATGCCTATTGCTCGAGGTAAACAGAAAATGCTCACGGTTGTCATTGCTAAAGCTGAAAAAGTCGCACCGTCGATGATTTGACATAAAGGGAACATTGTGATACGATTCGCGGAATGTCATGTCAGAGGAAGTAATCGAATGGGTCCTGAAGCGGTGCAATATTTGCTTGTCTGATGTGTTACGCCGGAAAACAATTCACAAAGGCCGACCGCGAATTGAAGGATGCTGGCTTTGTTCGGCGTATAGAATTTTAGAAATACCAGACGCAATGAATTAAGGGGGAAGATTAAATGTTAAAAGTAATTGTATCCGTTCTATGGCTAGGCTTTGTCGCATCGATATATGGGGCCGTGCCCGTTAAACCTAAAGAGGTAAAGGCAAAAAAGCCGATTGCAACAAAGCCTGCATCTAAGCCTGCGCTCACGTGCAAAGCCCGCTACCAGTGGGGCGTCATCTTACCAAAGGGATTTGCCAGGAAACTTTGCCATAAGAAAAAATGGTATTGGGCCGATGGATATTGCGAGAGCCCGCGCGCGCTTGGTATGGCGGCGTTCATAGCTAATCCGAAAGGTACACGCATATTACAATTGAATCAAGGTCAAAAAGTTACATGCGTTGGCGTGCTTTTGGATTTAAGGTAAATGCAATGCTCAAATTAAAGCCCTGTCCTTTTTGTGGTTGTGCAGCTCTTATGGAAAAACGTCGTAAATCTTATTTTATTTATTGTAAAGGCGGTTATGGATATTGTGATGTTTCGACTCGTACTAAAGGATACGTATTTAAATGGGCGGCCGTCTTAGCATGGAATCGGAGGGTGTAAAATGGGTAAATCTAAAAACTCTAACATTAAACCAGGCATGAGCTTAGAAGAAATGCTTAAGGTTCTGCCTTTCAACGATCTAGTGGAAGAGGGATTTATTCTAGGCGTTGAAGCAGTAGCCGCGCGCACAGGATATACGCCGCAGCATCTTCGTAGGTTGTGCGCCGATGAAAAAGTTGACCACATTAAGCAGGGAAATATGCCGCGCTATTATTTCCTGCCCCATCATGTTAATGCTCTTTTGAAACTGGTACCTGTAAAGAAAGCGTGACATCTAAGACTGACGCGGCACCGACGGCTAAGGCCGCCCATATCCGAGCGTTTGAAAACGCCGGGTATTGTCTCATACCTCTAAACGGCAAAATCCCAACAATTAAAAATTGGACAATAACAGGGCCTGGTGAATATGGCGAAAAAGAGCTTATTGGTTGTAATTATGGTGTTGCTTTGCGTGCTGGCGATTTGGTCATTGACATAGACCCCCGCAATTTTACCGAAGGCGATCATCCAATAGAACGTTTAGTCAAAGCAATCGGCGCGCCTTTAAATTCTTTTACAGTAAAAACAGGTGGTGGGGGGGTGCATGTTTATTTTAGCAAGCCTGCCGATCTCTCCATTAAATCATCATTAAAAGATTTCCCCGGAATTGAATTTAAAAGCACAGGTCGGCAGGTGGTAGGCCCTGGCTCGATCCATCCACAGACAGGGAAGCCCTATTTTGTGGCCTCCGGCAACCCCCTGGAGGTAAAAGAGGCTCCAACGGGCCTTCTCACGCTGTTAAAGCGTACTGCAGTGCCCTTTAGCGAATTAGATGGTAAGGGCACAGGCGAATACAAGGCTGATGCTAATACCCAGGCCCGATACGTTGCATATCTGCAGGACACCGCCGAACCTTCCATGTTGGGCCAAAGGGGTGATGACAATGCTTTCAAGGTGGCCTGCTACGGTCGCGACCTAGGTTTGCCTCCCTCAATAACCTGGGAACTCATGTTAAAGTACTGGAATCCGCGATGTAAACCGCCGTGGAGTGATGAGGAATTAAAATCCAAGGTGATCCATGCCTACAAATACGGCAAGGGGAAGGTGGGTAAGGCGCATCCGGCAGCGGATTTCAGTGCTCACACAAATAATGAGAAAGAAGAAAAATTATCTTGGACTCTTACAGCTCAAGGTCATCCTACTAAGTGTTTTCACAACCTTTTAAATTATTTCAAGTTTCCGATAGGAAGCCTTTATAAAATCTTTGGGTACAATGAATTTACAGGCCGGATTGAATTCACGCGGCCTGCACCCTGGCATCATGGCATTATGCCTAAATGGACTGCAGTTGGGGACAATGATTTAAAATTGCTTAAAGGATATTTAGCTACTAAACATGGCTTTGAGGCAGTTGTCCAACACATTGAGGAAGCAGTACTTAATGCCGCTTATCATGAGAAATTTCATCCGGTGCGGGAATATCTAGACTCGCTTGAATGGGACGGGAAAAAGCGGCTCGATTCTTGGCTGCATGATTATCTGGGCGCATCCAATGAGGAATATGTAAATGCTTGTGGCCGCAAAACGCTATGTGCTGCAGTGATGAGGGTCTTTTATCCAGGCGTGAAGTTTGACCACGTACTTTTACTAGAGGGCGCACAGGGAATAGGTAAATCCACGGCTTGCAAGATTCTCGCGGGTAGCTGGAGTGCAGATTTTCCGATCGATCCTCACAAACCAGATACGATTCAATTGATGCAAGGTAAATGGATCGTCGAGCTTGCCGAATTGGAAGTCACGCGGCGGGCCGATGTTGAAGCGCTCAAGGCTTTTATATCGAGATCCACCGACATTGCTCGCCTAGCTTACGGCCGTATTGCTGGCGAATTTCCAAGGCAGTCAATTTTTATAGGGTCTAAGAATCCAACGGGCGATGAAACATTCTTGCGCGACGACTCCGGCAATAGACGATGGTGGCCTGTGCGTTGTGAGCCTAAAAATGGATATTTTGATTTTAAAGGACTTCGAGAAGTACGCAATCAGCTTTTTGCTGAAGCAGTTACATTAATGAGGAAGCCGCCAGGAGAGAAATTATATATGGACACTCCAGTTTTAAACGAAGCCGCGCGCGATGCTGCCGACGCAAGGCACATCAAAGAAGCATGGACTGAGCGAGTCGGTGAATGGCTAGACGGAATGGTGACTACCCGATTTATTACGACAAGGCAGGTGTTTTGTGAAGCCCTTGGTGGCATTGATAAGCAACTTGACCGCCGCGCAGAGCTTCGCATCGCCAGTGCCTTGCGGGTATTAGGATGGCATCGATCAATTCAACGGCTTAATAATCGACCGACACGAGGATATATCCGAGACAATGACCATGAGTTAGAGGTATTAGGCGATTTAATATGACTCGAATACCACCACATCGAAGTCATGCTTTAATGGGAATCAGACGCGGGAAAAAGATGATTTGTACGGTATGCCGAAGAGGTGAACACCCAAAATGTGTTTCTTTAAATTTCATGTGTAAACGTTGCAGACAACTTAGGTGAAATTAGCCCTTGACAGAATTAGAACTTTGAGGTACAATTAACCGCTTCCATGTTGAAGCGGTTATAAGGGGCAAAACCCCAAGTTAAAAAAGATATGAGGAAGAACCTTCGACCATTCCAAGAAACCGGCGCACAGTTTTTAAAATCTCATTATCATGCCTTGCTGGCTGATGAGCCCGGTCTAGGTAAAACTCTCCAGGCGATCGCGGCCGCAGAAATGCTAGGGCTAAAGCGCATTCTAGTTGTATGCCCTGCCTCAGTCCGATTAAATTGGTATCAAGAAATTAGGGAATGCTTAGGCTCTATAAAAGGATGGCGCGTTGTCAGTTACAATGAGATGGTTTTGCGTAGAGTTAGCGAACTCTCCACCTTCCATGCTCTTATATTAGACGAATCCCATTTTCTTAAAAACATTGATTCTAAGCGGACTCAAGCGATCTTTAAAAATAAGATAGGTGTAGCACGCCATTGTCAATATAAGTGGGCTTTAACCGGCACCCCTATTCTTAACCGTCCAGTCGAGCTTTATCCTTTACTTAAGACTCTTAATCCAGTGTTTAAAAATATGTCGTTTTCAAAATATGGGCAGCGTTATTGCGGATCTTATTTCGATGGCCGCGCGATGAACATGCGCGGCGCTTCCAATTTAGGAGAATTAGCAGGTATGCTTAAAGGCTTTATGCTACGTCGCACTAAGCTAGAGGTAATGCCAGAACTTCCCAAACGAATCATTTCACGTGTGCCTTTAGAGCTTAAGCCCTCAGATCTTAAATTAATAGAAGATGCTGAGCGAGAAATTGGTGATCGTGAAACTTATATATCCTCGATCCGTGAAAATTATTCGCAACTTGGGGATCTCTCCCATCTCTTGCGGTTAACAGGTAATGCCAAAATCCATACAGTTGTTTCCTATATAAAAGATTTGCTTGAGACTGTGAAAAAAGTTGTCATGTTTGCTAAACACAGAGATGTCATAATGCAAATAGGAGCACAATTAAATAGACATGACATTGCGGTTGTTTATTATCGTGGTGGTATGTCTGATTCAGAAAAACAAGACGCAGTTAATTTATTTAGAGAGAATCCATTTTATAAAGTTTTCATCGGAAATATCCAAGCCGCCGGTATCGGCATTAATGGCCTTCAAGATAAATGTCATGAGGTAGTTTTTGCTGAGCTTTCCTGGGTGCCTGGTGAGATGTCGCAAGCGATTGATCGCGTACATAGGATAGGGCAGCAAGCAGAGAGTGTAAATGTGCATGTCCTGCACGCACCAGGAACGCTTGAGAGCGCCGTTTTAGCTGTTAATGATGGTAAGACACGTGTAATTGACAAACTCATGGGTGAGAGGGCGGGTTATGAGATATTGGGAGATCTCGTATGAAGGCATGGCGTTGCACTAAACAAGCTCAATATAAAAAACGAAACCCTTGGGTTCGTTATGTGGAATGGGCACGCCGGCGATGTAAGGATGTATACAACGGAATTGAATGTCATCTCAATTCTTCTGATGTAAAAAAATTGTGGATGCGTGATGAAGCTGATAAATTGAAAAAGCCTTCGCTTGATCGCATCGATCCGGCTCTCCATTACACAATGGATAATTGTCGATTCATTGAATTTTTTAGGAATATAAGACGGCCGCACGATGCAGCATTGAATGATGAAAAGACACCCGATTGGGTGACAGAAGGATTATAAAAGGAGAAAACCATGATGAATAAACTCAAAGAGTTAGTAGTTGAATTAACAAAATTAGTGATTACTGCTAGAGAGTATTTCACCGACGAAGCTCCTCAAGGTGAAGCTCTGTTTACAGCAAAGAAAACACGATCGAAAAAGTCAGCTCCGAAAACGGATATATTGGATAATGGAAATCCAGAAACGACTGCGCTTCCTGAAATGAGCGAAGCCGAATCTTCGAAAGAAGCCTTGGAAGTCTGCAAAACATTTGTGCAGAAATTTCAAAAGTCTACACCAAGCGGCTACGATCAAGCAAAAGAAATTCTGAAAAAGCAATTTAAGGTTGGCAAGATCGGTGATCTAGTTCATACGCAACGACTGCAGTTTATGACTGAGTTAAGAGGTAGACTGGAAAATACAAACGTCTAAAAGGAGTTAATAATGCCTAAATTAATTGTTACACAAGATGAAAATAAACCTATGCCAATAGAAGTGATGGCTGAAAGCATCCGATCTATATCGGAAGGAATTAAAAAATTAAGACATGGACCTCTTAATGAAAGAGCGCTTCTATTGTTAATTCAACATTCTGCGGCTATGGTCGGCGCTCCATTAACGCGCAATAGAGTCGGACAATCGACTATCAAAGCGGTTTTAGATGGTATCGAGGATTTAGAATCGACATATTTAAAACCTAAGAAAAAGAAATAACGGAGGAGAAAATCTATGAATAAAGCCCATAGCAGTATAGGGCCGTCGTCGGCTGATAGATGGATGAATTGTCCGGGCAGCGTGGCGCTTTCCGCTTCCCTTCCTAAGCCGCCGTCAAATGAATATGCGGCCGAAGGCTCAGTGGCCCATTCGATCGCTGAAGGACTTGTTACCGGAAAACTCAATGAGGAAGCCATTTCTAAATTAATCGGGACTACAAGACGCTATGATGGCTTCGAAATTGAGATCACTGAGGACATGCTCGGTGGCGCTATGGAATATCGAGATCTCATTGAGGCCGACAAACAAATGTTCGAACTCGACGAGCGACCGATGGAAGTCGTCGGCAAGGCTGAGACTCGAGTTTGCGCCAAGAATGTAGACGTCGATTTATGGGGAACATGCGATTACTTCCTCTATAGAAAGGGAAACAAGTTAATTGTTTATGATTACAAATTCGGTAAAGGCGTGCTTTATGAAGCTGAGCAAAATGAACAGCTTATCATCTATGCGATCGCAATCATGGATACTGAGGCGGGATGGGCTTATGACGAAGTAGAATTGGTCATTCATCAACCGCGGGCTCTGCATGTTGAAGGCACAGAACGTCGATGGAAAACCACAATCGAATGGCTAAGGCAATTTAGAAATTCTCTAACGGTCGCAATTAAAGCTGTGCGAGATCCTAAAGCGCAGCTTGAGCCGGGAAAATGGTGCCGATGGTGTCCGGCCAAAGCCTCATGTCCTGCATTAGTCGGTGAGATCCAACGGCAAGCCCAAGTTGATTTCGCTATGGTGCCGGCACGATCGCAAGGACTTCCTGATGCTAAAGTCATGCCTATCGAGCGCCTTGCATCCGCGCTTAAATGGGAAAAAGCGATCGAATCCTGGTATGAATCCCTTAAAGAACGGGTGCGTGAAATCCTTTCCGCGGGACAGACAGTGCCAGGCTTTAAGTTAGTCAACGGCAAATCCAATCGTAAATGGATTAGCGAGGATCAAGTCGCGGCTGAATTCGCATCAGTCCTAGGTGAAGAAAAACTTTACGAAAAGAAAATGCTCTCACCGGCTAAGCTAGAAAAAATAGTCGGCAAAGGTGTGCTTGAAAAGAAAAACCTCACCTTTAAACCGGAGCCACCTAAAGCGATCGCACCAGATAGCGATCCTCGACCTGCGGCAAAATCCAGTGCGGAGGAAGATTTCGGACAAGTAAACGGCAAAGCTAAAAAAGATGACAAGATATGGCCGTAACGCGCGGGCCTATAAGCATAAAATTCCCCAAAGGAATTGATAGCGGGGTAACTATGCACGCGAAACAGCTAAACAGGAGAAAACAAAATGAGCACGAAGCCAAAAAAAGCAAATCAAATACAGGTGATGACGCCTGAATTCCGGGTGTCGTTTCCTGCGGTGTTTCAAGCACGTGCCGTACAAGCAGGAGATGCGTTGAAATACAGCATCACAATGCTGTTTGAAAAAGGGGCGGATCTTACTGTCTTAAAACAAGCGGTATTGGCAGTAATAAATGAGAAATTCGGACCCGATCGGGCGAAATGGCCGCCAAAATTACGGTTGCCTTTCCGCAAAGGGGAAGAAAAAGATTATGAAGGCTATGGCCCAGGTGTGGTATTTTGCTCAGCTACAAGCAAAATGCGGCCGGGTTTAGTAGACCAAAAAGTACAGCCCATCATTGAGCCTTCAGAATTCTATGGCGGATGCTACGCTAAAGCTACCATCAATGCATTCTATTACGACACCCGCGGAAACAAAGGCGTATCTTTTGGACTTCGCAATGTTCAAAAAACACGTGATGGTGAGCCATTCTCAGGTCGCAACAAACCAGAGGATGATTTCGATTCAATCGATGTACCAGAAGGGCAAGAGCAAGCGGGCGGAACTCCCGCAGATCCTTTAGCCGGGATAGGCGTCTAAGATAAATTGTGCTCCCCCCGTTTTTGAATGGGGCGGGGGGAGCACTACAATTTGGTGCTCAGTGGAGTACCGGGCCGTGCGAAACGATGATCTCGGAGCCGGCAAAGCATAGACCTGCACAGCCGGGAGGCGGTCCCAAATTTAAATGCCTATAGAAATCACTCCTGAGATTGCAGCTCGACTTGAGAAAAAGAAAGTTGCTTGGCGTAAAGATACTGAAGCCAAAAAAGAAGGACAAACCTTATACCGTTGTTATCATTGCGATCATCAAGAATATTCCATATCTCGTCCTAAAAAATGTCCCAAATGCGGCAAAGTATCCCACGAAAAACAGCGGCGAAGAATAATCGTCCGACGATGAAAATTCATCTCGACTTTGAAACCCGATCGGAAGTCGATATAAAGAAGGTTGGCGCTTGGGCTTATGCTAAGCATCCATCGACTGAGATTATGTGTATGGGTTTTGGAGCTAATGCCGATCGGATCCAAGTATTAGGACATGAAATTAATTGGCGCAATCTGAAGATTCCGGGTTTGGAAAAAGATTTAATTTCCGCTCATAGTGCCCAATTTGAATATGCTATCTATAATTATATTCTCCACGAACGCTATGGATGGCCGGCTAAATGGGATCCTAAATTATGGTCCTGCACAATGGCTAAAGCTGCAATGTGCGGACTCCCTTTAGATCTAGACAATTTAGGCCGCGTATTAAAAATCAAATCGCCAAAGGACCTGGAGGGAAGGCGGGTCATGCTGCGTCTGTGTAAACCGATCGGTTTAGATCCTCTTAGCGATCCGATTTATGACAATGATCCGAAAAAATTTAAACGACTTTGCGATTACAATGCCGGCGATGTCATGGCTGAAATGGAAATCGATGGACTGCTCCCCGATTTACCGCCATATGAACGGGCGATATGGGAATTGGATCTCTTAATTAACCGGCGCGGGGTTTGTGTTGACACCGAATTTGCAGCTGCTGCCGGACGGATGGCCGGACTTCTAACCCAAGATTTGAATAAACAGCTTCAAGAAATGACTAAAGGTTTTGTTGATAAAGCTACGCGAGTAGCACGGATTAAAGACTATCTAAAACATAATGGACTTGAGGTTCTATCATTAGATAAAGCTGCAGTATCCGCCATCCTGGCAGATCCAACTGTTTCTAATCATATAAAAGAAGTGTTATCAATACGTCGGCAAGTAGGCAAATCCTCTACCGCCAAATATAAAAAGACTATCGAGACTGCAGATCCAAAAGATCATCGGGTCCGTGGAGCGCTTCAATATCATGCCGCCCATACAGGTCGATGGGGCGGCCGTCTTATCCAGCCTCAAAATTACCCCAAAGGATTTAGCGATGAAGCGGATCAAGCGCGAGTTATCGACCTAATTAAGTATGGGAGTTTGCCTGTGTTTTCTCTTATTTACGGCGACACAGCGATGTCAGCCTTAAGTGACACGCTTCGCGGGACAATCGTAGCGGCTCGGGGAAAGAAGCTAGTATGCGCCGACTATAACGCAATTGAAGCTCGGGTGCTCTTTTGGTTAGCAGGCGACCAAAGCGCCCTAATGACATACAATCGCATATGATATTGGCAAGAGAACAATTTTAGGTTGCGGCTATCAAATGGGAGCAGTCCGATTTAAAATCACAGTAAGGAGAGAAGCTGATTATGATATTCCTTTGGAACTTGCTGAGCGCGCCGTCCATGCTTATAGAGAAAAATATAGCACCGTCGTAAGCATGTGGTATAAAGTAGAGCGCGCCGCAATCGCGGCCGTTAAGCGTCATGGGTCCGTTCAAATATGCTGCGCTAATGGCCGCGTAGCCTGGGGGATGAGCAAAAATTTTCCAGATTTTTTAGTTTGCCGGCTTCCGAGCGGCCGTCATCTATGGTATTACAAACCCGAAATTGTGACCGTGCCGTGGTTTGAAAAGACAAAAGAAGAGCTACGTTATTGGGGCGAGGACCCAAAGACCCATCAATGGACACAGCTTAAGACCTACGGCGGCGCGCTGGTGGAAAATATCACCCAAGCAATTGCCCGAGATGTGATGGCAAATGGTATGCTTAATGTTACTAAAACAGGTTATGAATTGATTCTAACAATTCATGATGAATTAGTAGCGGAAGCCAATTCCTTGACGGTAGATCAATTTGTCGATCGCATGTGCGAACTGCCAGCTTGGGCCAAAGGATTGCCGATCGCGGCCGAAGGTTGGAGCGGCGATCGCTACAGAAAATAGGAGGCATAATGCGGGATTGGCTTCTAAGATGTGTATGGCAAATAGGTTTTACATTTCGTAGAGGTTGGGATGCCGCAAAGGAGCTTAATGCCCCCAAAAAAGATACTCCGCCTAAGTGAATTAGGAAAGAAACCACGCTGTCCATTATGTCATAAATGGATGGAGAAAAATTATGATCCTGACCGTGATTTGGAAGTTTGGTCTTGCCACACCGATCGCATTTCTGTCCGTACAAATGATCCAGTAGTCGGCAAATGGGAAGAGGCTTACGAGAAAATCGAGAAAATTAAATGCCCCTTTTGCGAAACCATCATGCGATTTTTCTGCACATCGGTCGGTTACATGAAAGCCAAATGTCCCAAGGCTAAGTGCGGCACCGCAATGGAAGTTAAAGGGGCGCCACCTGAGAAACCCAAACCCACACTTCATTAATGATAAGTCAAACAGTACTAGGCATTGATCCAGGCGTTAATGGAGGATTAGCTGTGCTCAATCCATTCGGTGAAGTAATTTTTGTTAAGGGAATAAAATCACGAATGTCTGAAAAAGAAGTAATTGATATTGTAAAAGAAGCTATTTACCAATTTAAACGTTATAAGGATCGAGTATGCTATATGGAAAAAGTCCAACATATAACCGGAGATGGCGGAAAAGGCTCTCACACTTTTGGTTATATAAAAGGATTGATTCGTGGAGTAGTGCGTACTTTAGATGTTCATCCTCGTTATGTTTCTCCGGTTATCTGGCAAGCTAAACTGGATTGTATGTCGGGGGGAAATAAAAATATTACGAAGCGAAGAGCTAAAGCAATCTTTCCTGAATTACCAAAAATTACTCATGCCATCGCAGACGCCCTCCTAATAGCAGAATACGGCCGGCGCCTTACTTGCCTCTAACTTTCCACTTATGGTCTTTGGGATGCCCGCGGCGATCGTGACCACAGTCGGCGCAGGCGTATGTTTGAATATAGATTTGATCGCGGATTCGCGTAATTGAAAAAGGCGTGCGCCGGCTACGCAGCCAAGTGTCAAGCCACTTCACTAGAAACGAAAGACTATAAGGACATTCCCTCGCTTCCCCGCGGGCTCAAAACCACCTAACAGATCGATACGATTATTGAATGAGTAGCCGGCATGTAATGAATAGGGCCTTCCAGATTCAAACGGATACAAGCCGGCTCCGGCAAGCCAGCGATTAAGCCGTGGAGGTTGCAATCTAAGGGGCTCTTCGTGGCGCTCAGTCTCTTCCACATAACGCTCAGCTTCACGCACAATGATCCGTTCAATGATGCGTTCACCACCAGGAATCTCACGGATCTTTTCGATAGTCCGAACTGGCCCCATCACCCGAACAATGCGTGTCTTTTCTTCAATTTTAGGCTTAGCTGCTAGTAGGATTTCAGCATTTTTAAGTTGCAACCTTTGATGCCGAACATAGGCCAATAGGAGAATGACCACGAAAAGTAAGACCTTGACGCGGTGTTCCCAAAAAAATTTAAGTTTTTGGTTTACTGTCAATAGGCTTAGTAGCATCTATCTTTCCTTGAAGCCATCGATCTCCCATAGTTCCGCCACCGACAAGAGCGCCCGACATGAGTATACAGGCTTGCCACATTCCACCGTCTATGTGTTTATGGACTAGCAACCAAGTGGATGTGATAAAAAGCCACCATCCAAATCCCACTTTGCGAGAATTGGGGTCAAACACATGTGTTAGAAGTTTTGGCCATCTCATTTGCGTTTCTCCTTGCGGCGATCTTCTATTACGATCACATCTTGCTCAGATTTCGGTATGTCCATAACTGCCCACTGGAGGTGCTTATGCATCTCTTCTAGCAAAAATGGAGGCCTCTTTTCATCTTTATGTATGATTACC